GACAAAGAGAAAGATTACGACTACTATCGCGTTTATGCGCTCGGAGACTGGGGAAGCATTAAGACGGGTGGTGAGTTTTGGTGGGCGTTCGACAATACGAAGCATCGAACGAAAGAGGGGTATAATCCGAACCTGCCTATCCACATAACGATAGACAACAACGCATTGCCCTATATCTCTATAGGCTTTTGGCAGACAGTCGAAGCTGAAGGGCGATATATCGACACACAGATACACGAGATTGCAGCGCGCGACCCGTTTAACACCGTAACCAAGGCCGCCGAAATGGCTGTTAAATATCTCAACGATATTGATTACAGCGATAAGCTTTTTTTGTACGGAGACCAAACAACAAAGGCCAACAACACCATCGACGATGAGAAGCGGTCGTTCTTTGATAAGTTCAAGGAGAAATTAGAGGAGGGCTATATCGTGGAAGACCGGATGCCAAAGTCGAATCCGAGCGTATCAATGACGGGCGAATTTATCAATGCTATCTATTCGGGCGATTATCCGGGCATTGAGGTTCGGATAAATGAAAATTGCAAGATTTCGATCGACGACTACAATATGACGAAAAAGGATGTCAACGGCGGGATTTTGAAGAAGCGGATAAAAGACAAACTAACCGGACAAAGCTATGAAGAGTATGGACATTTTAGCGACACGAAGCGGTATTTTATCGCCGAGCTTCACAAAGAGGCTTATACGCAATTCTCGCTAAGGAGGAAGCATAATAAAACAAGTAAAGACGAAATGAAATACTTTAACTCAAAAACAGAACAAGCATACACGAAAAGGGTGTTTATGTGTAGCCTTGATTGTAATGGAAAATTTATCTCGTTTATTTGCGATGTAGGCGAGTATGTAGATATACACACGGTATCTTTTTCGGAAGAGTTTAATAAAGATTTGATTGCCGATAAGATAAAAAAGGCGAATCCAAGTTATACGATAGTTGAATGTTGCAAGCAATATTTTCCCATCGTAAGAGAGTTTAGAGAGCTTGGGCTTGATGTTAGGGTTATGTCCGAACAGCCTAATAAGCTGGGAAGAATAGAGGCGCACAAACAGATTATAAGCGATAGGTTTCGCTATGCAAGCGATTACGACACAAGTTCCGAATATACCTCCTTTGTAGAAAATATACTTGACTATGACGGGAAAAATAATTACGAGGCTATTACATGCCTTAGCGCAATTGCCCGGCATTTGAACAGGGAGGGGTTGGTATAGGATTAATTTCCCGCCTTTATAGCCGAGTTAAAGCAAGGCCGCCACTTTACGAATGTTTGCAAGGCGTTCGGCAAATGATTTGTTTTGTTTTGCCGTTTGCACGTTACAGTCTGCTTGCATACCGATAATTGGTTCGGCATCAATTCCCAATGCCGCTTCAAACAACAAGGCGTATTTGGTTGTTACGGGGCGTTTGCAGTTTAGAACTTCATTCAGAACCGTATATGACATGCCCATGCTTTCGGCAAGTTTTTTTTGCGATATGCCACGATATTCAATTTCATCTTTCAACAATTCGCCCGGATGTATCGGTTCAGACGGCGTCAGATTGTTTGCAATCATGCGTGGGTCAATTCCGTTAATCTGTATCATAATACTTTTATTTATAATAGTTTGACGGTTCTAAAATATTGCATATAGTGGTAATAGGCTCAATGCCGTTATCAACTACAGTAAATTCAACTCAATATTGTTTGTTTATGCGAATGGAAGAAATACCTTGTTTGCTCCCTTGCAGATTCTCAAAATTTAACCCGTTATACTTTTTGAGTGCGTTTGTATCCGACACACGGCGCATCAAACTTATACATTGTCTGTATTTCCGCACTATTTCGGGTTGAAAGCGGCGTTTTTTATCCGTTGTCTTACCGATTTCAAACAGTTCTTGCAAGTATTTTTCTTCAAACGTTATAATCATATTGATTACTTTACAGCACAAAGATAATGTTTCATTTTGATTATTCGCAAAAGAGCGAATTTTTACAACCAAGGAGTTAGCAATTTGGGAAAATTATTACGCAAACTAAACGCAATTAATAATCTCGCTAAGGCATAACCGCCCCCTCCCTACTAATAGCCCTCCACACCGGGGGCTATTTTTTTTATGCTGTAAAACATATAAAAACTCCCGATTGATTTACGTTCAATTTATCTATACTATACCTAACCATATAATTTTGTATTTTTTATCGACCGCTCCGCTTGGGAAAGTAGGGCGGTTTTTTGTCTTAACTGTTAAAAAATTGCAAAAGCGAGAAAATAATTAAGTAAAAACTTGCAGGATATACAAAGGTATACTATCTTTATTGTGTAATCAATAACTAAATATTTTTAACTATGAAACAAGAAGAAAAAGCAATGAGATTAATTGAGATTGCTATTTTGAGAGCAAAATGTGTTAATTTATTAGAATCAGAAAGGGTTTTTATGAAATTAGGTTTTTTTAGAGAAAATCAAATTAATAAGCTTCTTGACAATTTAAGTAAATTAGATGAGTTAGAAAAAATAGCCAAAAACCTGTAACTAATCCACCCCCAATTCCCTTTAAATGGGGCATTGGGGGTATTAAACTTAAAATAATTATGGAACTACAAAATGAATTAAAAGACGCTGTTAAGTATATGGACACTGACCCGAAAGTGTTTGCACGTGAAATAAAAAAGGTGTTAGATAAATACCCAAACGAAAGGGAGCGTATTAACGATTTCTTATCCAAGCATACCGAGCAAGCTATTAAGGAGGCGGACGAACAGATGGAATATCTAAAAATCAAAATTCAGCTGGAACCTATATACAAAAAAATTAACCTGGCATATATAGCCGAAAGATATTTTAAGAAGTCCAAGCAATGGCTATCTCAAAGGCTGAATAATAACATCGTTAAAGGGAGGCGAGTATCTTTCACAAAGGAGGAGGTTGAAATATTTAACAATGCATTAAAAGAGTATGGAAACGAAATAGCATCTTTTCAGATTAAAATATAGGCTCCGTTCTTCTTGAATGTTATTGATTACACCCAAACCCCTGCATTGAGCCGTGCAGGGGTTTTTTTATTTTTTTTGATAAATTCCCCTCTATTATTTAGAAAATATTCTAAATAATGATTATCTTTGAGCCGAAAGCTATTGGCCGCTTTCAAGCGTGTGATGTTGCACGCAACAAAAACAGGACGTTATGAACAATAACACTACGGCGGCCAAGAAATGGTCGCCGTCTTTGTTTATAGACAAATTAAAAGGGCTCGTAACATCGCGAGGCATTGATGTTGCGTCCGGTAGCATTATCACGCGCAATGAGCAAGGCAGAATAACCGGAACGGTAAGTATTGACTCTCTTTGTGATTTTGGTTCTCCGTTCCAAGCCGATAGAAATTTTATAAATCTATTCGAGAGTGTGCCAGAGGTGGCGTTTCCGATTCTATTCATTGCCGAAAGAGCCGCGCTCGGAGAATACCAACTAAAAAAATACGCTGACGATTCTGTTGTGTTCGATAACGAGCAAGTAAACCGCTTTTTGTCAACCCCCAACCCATTAACAACATTTAAAGAGTTTGTAACCTCGTATTTCGCATACGAGCTGATAACCGGCAACTCTTATATTTCCGCCTCTGTATTAGATTCGTTTAGCGATGAGATATGGAAGTGGTGCGATAGCTATTGGGTCTTGCCCGCCGATATGGTGGATATTGAAAGCCCGCCAAGAGTGCCGATTTTCACATCTGCAAAAAAAGAAGAAATCATACAAAGCTACCGACTGTCAGCAAATGGGCAGTTCTTGGATTTTCCCCCAAGTACGATACTTCATACAAAAGATGTCAATTTTAGATTTGACTCCGACTTTTTAAAAGGGAAGAGCCGCCTAACTTCCCAAATGAAGCCCATTTCAAACCTTATAGCGGTCTATGAGGCTCGAAATGTAATTTATGTAAAAAGAGGTGGGCTAGGATTTCTTGTCAACAAGAAAGTAGATGAAATGGGGTCTGCCTCCATGACTCCGACCGAAAGAGATAATATTCTATCCGAGTACCAACGGGTGTATGGGCTTAGAGGAGATAAGAGCCCTATCGGAATCTCTATGATCGATATGGGCTTTATTCGCACAAACCTAAGCATACAGGAATTAGAGCCATTCGAGGAAACATTAGTCGATGCTTGCCAAATTGCCGGAGCTTACGGCATACCATCCGTGCTTATTCCACGAAAAGACAACAGCACATTCAGCAATCAGGAGAACGCCGAGAAAGCGGTGTATTCGAGCGTGATTATCCCGCGAGCAAAAGAGTTTGCAAAAAATCTCACATCGTTTCTTGGCTTAGAAAAGAGCGGTTTATATATCGATGTCGATTTCTCGAATGTAGCGGTTCTTCAAAAAAACTTCAAGGAGAAGCAAGAGGCAAAAAAGGTAACATCCGAAAAGTGCCGTCAAGAGTTTTTGAGTGGAATAATTACCCTAAACGACTGGAGGGCGCAAATAGGAGAAAGTAAAGTCGACAATCCCCTTTACAGAAAACTGATGCTTGAAATGTCGGAGAGTGAGTTAGCCACTATTAGAAACATTTATAATCCACAACAAAAGGGAAATGTACAGTAATCTCAAGTGTAAGACAAAGACAAACGATGTAGACGAAAAAGGCATCGTTACCGTAGCCGTGAATGGAATCGGGATAGAGGATGCTCAGGGCGATATTAGCGCAAAGGGTTCTTTCAACAAAACATTAAAAGAGAATTTTGTCCGTGCGAAATGGTTTTTGAATCACGACGAAAAGCAGCTTCTCGGATGCCCGATAGAGGGGCGAGAGGAAGATGGCAATCTGGTAATGGTTGGGGCAATAAACCTAAAGAAACAAATCGGAGCGGAGACGCTTGAAGACTATAAGCTATTTGCCGAACACGGCAAAACACTCGAGCATTCTGTCGGTGTAAAAGCCATAAAGCGAGACGAGAAAAATAAAGCCATTGTTAAAGAGTGGTTTTTGGGCGAATACAGCACCCTCACTCATTGGGGGGCGAATCATCAGACTTTTCTAATGGATATAAAATCGCTGAGCGGCAATGGCTTAAGCCAACACATCGAAATGATGCGAAAGGCTTTAAGCGGAAAATATTCGGACAAGAGGCTGCGAGTCCTCGAAGATAACTTAAATATTATCCAAAAAGCTATACTTGGTGATGGGGTTGTGCAATGTCCTTATTGTGGTCGTTCGTTCGATTACAACTCGCAACACGAGCTAACGTTTGATTCGCAAGTATTAGAAGCCGCCGGAGAGTACGCAGGGTGGATTGCGAGAGATATTGCTCGCCAAGAGATGAACAAATTAAAACCGGAAATACAGGAGCAGGTATTGGGCATCATAAATCAAGTGAAGTCGCTAAGCGATATAACTTCTTATGTCCGCTGCCCGGGCTGCTACACGAGAGTATATAGAAGCAATGTTCTGATTGAGCCGTCAGAAGACACTCAACAAAAGCAAAGCCGTCAAGGTGACACTTTGGATTTGAAAGGACTTGGAGATATCTCAGTAAAAATTAAAAAACAAGAAGAGAGATGAACGAAGATGAATTGAATGATCTGAATTTATCAGACAAGGAAAAAAAAGGACTTGAATTAGTCCAGAAATGTGCCAACAAGGCGGCCGCAGAAGCCACAAAAGGGCTAATCACAGAAAAACAGTTAGAGGAAAAAATGAGCAACCTCGAAGCTCAACTAAAAGAGTTAAACGCGGACGGCAAATTGGACAAAGCCCTTGAAGAGTTCGGTGCTTTTCAAGAAAAGATTAAAGACTTAGGTCAAGAACTTGAATCGCTGAAAAAGGGCGGAATGGTTCTCGGAGGGGGCGAGAATGCGATTGAAAAAGCAATCGATGCCTTTCTCGATACAAAAGGCTATAAGGAATTTACAGAGGGTAGGGAAAAATCGTCCGGGTCGCTTAAGCTTACAGTTAAGGACATTGTAAGTATTGCCAATAGCTATACCGGCGATAAGCTTATATCTCAACAATCTCCTGTTGTAGTATCGCATCCGCAAGAAACAGCGGTTAATATCCGTGACTTCATGTCTGTTGACCAGGGAGACCCGCTCTTTCCGTCAATCACATTTACGCAGATTTACGACCTCGACCGAAGCGCTACATTCCAATCGGAAAATGGAGAGCTAACCGAATCATCTTTCAAGATGAAAGAGGTAACATCTGCCACTTCAAGGGTCGGAACGTACATTCCAATAAGCAACAGGCTTTTGAAATCACGTACTTATGTGCGTAGTTTTATTATGAACCGCCTGCCATCATGGGTAAGAATGGCCGAAAACTTCCAAATATTATTTGGAGACGGGCAAAACAACAATCTGTTGGGAATCGTCAATCACGACGGAGTTACGAGCATCGAAAAAATCATAACCGAAGCGGTTGTTACCGGTGCTGCCGGCGACATCACAAAGGTTGAATCGTATAACAGCGGGGCGCAGACAATGATTCACTTTACAAAGGCATTTGACTTGATTGCAAACGGACAACGTATAACATTCGCAAATGCCCCGATAGGGTCTGATTTGCTCGGTACATTCGACGTGAACAAATACAACGACCGCCAAATTATGGTTGACGTTCCTTTTGCCGATTTAACAGCAGCAGAAGTTGCCACGATTACCTTCACGGTAAAAAATAACTTCTTTAACACCGTTGAAGACCCGAATATCGGCGATGCTGTCGGTGCTGCCGCCGCCGTGCTTACTTACGCGAGCTATATCCCCAACCTTGTATCGCTCAATCCGTCAACCGTTTTTGAGGCAAGAGCAGCTAAGGACTCATTAGGGCGGAATTTAGGGCTTGTAGTAAGACAAGGCGGAATAGACTACATAGGAGGTATGCCTGTTGCGGAAACCGCAGCCGTTAAGCCCGGCTATTATGCCATTGGTGACTTTTTCAATGGAGCTTCTTTGGTAGATTATACAGCGATAACAATCGAGTTTGCCGAAGACGTTGAGTACAAGAAGCGGAATCAGGTAGCTGTAATTGTGCAAGAAGAGGTTATTATGCCCGTGTATAACCCTCACGCCTTTGCTTACGGTAAAATTTCGGACTTGATTGACGCCATCAGAAAAGTGTAATGTTATGGCAAAAAAGAGTGTGATAATCGAAGGAGACGAAAAGGATGTTGATAAATTGCTTCGTGAGAATCGAATCAGATTCAACCGAAAGGAATTAACATTCAAGGTATCCGGCGAGAGGCTTAAAAAGAAAAAAGAATGATAATCAACGAAACATTTTTTCACGGAGTAATAAAGATTGACGGCATCTTTTTGGGCGTGGGTACGCCGGAAGCGACCACCTCTGCCACAATTGGAATGCTGAGCTCTTACATTGAACAATTCGAACCCGAATATCTCATTGAGTTGTTTGGTGGGGAAATGGCTCGTTTGTTTATGGATTACGTCTATAACGAAGCCGAAGATAAGGTAGCGGTAG